TTTAGATCAAACTTTAAACTAATCGTTGATAAACAGGGGCTTGCAGATGCAGCGTTAATAACAGAGTTATTGCCATCACAAAATGCAACAGATACAACAAGATCATTAATGTTAGACTACATTAATACCAATGAAGAAGACTTTGATAAAGATCTACAAGCACTAAGCATATTGAATAAGATAAATCCTACATATGGAATTACACTTGACTTAAAAGAAAATGGAGTTAAGCAGTTACAAACAACCACCAATGCATTAAAACAAATTGAACTGCTTCCTGATAAACTAACAAAAGATGTTGTTGCAAATCTTGCCAAAGAAAAACCTAAAGAGTGGCAAGCATTTTATGATCAATGGTCAATTTTATCAGAAGGAGAAGATTTTGTAAACAAAAATATTAAGGTCGCTTTTGATGTTATATCTAATGATCCAAACTTTAAGGGATTTGGTTCTGCTGCTGGTAAGTCTGGGGCACAGATAATTGCTAAGGGTGGACTACTTCCTACTTTAGGTACTGGTGCAACTGAGTTACCACAAGAAAAAGAAAAGAAAAAACGTGACACCACATATGACGATATTCTAACTTCTCTTAAGCGCACAAGAGATGCAACAATTGATACAACCAAGGGTGCTGCCGAACTTATGCGTGTTCTTGGTGGAAGCAAAGATTTAAAATTCTTTAAGGGTATTGATCAGCAACTATCTAAAATTGGTGCCAACTCAGGATTTATTGATTTTGTTGGCGGGACAGAAAAAGCAATTCAAGATAAGTTAATCAAGATTAATAAAAAGGGTGTAGTATCCTTAACAGACCTTGGAGAAGCATTCAAGAAAGCCTATGACGCAAAACAACTTGGATCTTTTAGTGCTAAGTCAGCAGAAACTATTAAACAACTGCAGGGCCAGCGTAAAGGCTTTGTAGCGCTTAAGGCTGCTGGAGCATCATCTGCAGACGCTCTTAGGATGGTAGAAGATGCAGACTTTGCAGTATCTTTAAGTAAGGCAAAAACTTCAGAACAGGTTAAAAAATTAATTAAAGATTACCAAAATGAAAGAAAAGAAATTGAAAAGACCTTAAGAGCCAACGACCCACAGGCTTTCTTAAAAACTCAAATGGATGTTATTGATCAAAAGTTGGACCTTGATGAAAGAGTTGCAAGAAGACAATATGAAAGAGAAACCAAGGCAGCAGAAGACCAAATAGACATAAACAATAGACTAATTAAAGAAGCAGAAAGAAAATTAGAAGTAGATAAAGATATGGGCGATAGAAAAGTTGAAAGTATTAATAATCAGATTAATGCTTTGCAGAGACAAATATCTGTTGAAATAGAAAGTCAACAAAATGCTCTTGATGCTGAGTCTAGACAACTCTCAGAAGATAATGCAATTATATCAAACGCTGTAGATGCAATAAATAAAAAATATGATGAGCAAGAAAAAGCGCTTAGCAAGATCTACGAAATTAATGAAGATATTGCAGAACAAGAAAAAGAAAAACTTGGACTTGCGGATGCTATAACTCAAGGAGATATTTCTGCAGCAGCCCGAGCAGCACAAGAAATTCGTGCTAGAAATGCTGCAAGGTCTGGTGAACTAGCACAAGAGATGTTGGGTAGAGCAAGAGAGTCAGAAATTGCTGGAGTTAAGGGTACTATAACTGGAAAGACTTCAGATCAGATTGCTGCAAGACAGTATGAAATAGAGCGTCTAAGTTTTGCTTTGACTACCAGAAGACTAGGATTTGAAGACCTTATATCAAAAAAGCAAGAAGAAATTTATCAAATTGAGGAAAAACGTAAAGCCACATATGAGTTTATTAGAAAGATACAAGATAATAGTTATGATCAAAACCTTATTATTGAAAAGGCTCAAGAGGCCCTTAAAATAGAAACTGATATGATAAAGGTTCAAAGAGATAGGCTAACAGACTTACAACTTGGTATAGACAAAGCCACACAAGAAGGGGTTGAATTTACAGCAGAACTCGATGCTGCATATAAAGTTATAAACAAAGTAAGTGGTCTCTGGGATGGCCTCACTGATAAAACCCTTAAGGTAACAATTCAAAAAATTGAAGAAACAATTCGCACTGGAGGCTCTGGAGGGGGAACTTATGTTGGAACTACTAAAATAAGTGATGAACAAATTGCTGCAAATAATAAAGTTGGAGCAACTGTAGCAGACCTAGAAAAAAGTGCAAGCCCTTGGTTATTTGGAGGAAGTTCTGGTACTGCAGCACCTAAATACGATCCTTTATCTGGAATGGTTGCAAAAACCAAAGCATCAGAAGAAAAAGCCCCTGCAGTTCGACTCTTGCCTGGAGATTTTAGGAAAAGAGATGGTCTTGGGCTATCTTCTGGAGGTCTTGTTCCTAAGTTCTATGCAGCAGGAGGATATGCTCGTGGAACAGACAGAATCCCAGCAATGCTTACACCAGGAGAATTTGTAATTCGTAAAAATGCGGTAGATAATATTGGTGTTAATAATCTTAATAAGATTAATAATGGTTCAGCCCCAGGGAATTCAGTGTATAATTATAGTGTCGATATTAATGTTGCTAATTCTGATGCAAGTTCTTCAGATATTGCAAGGGCTGTAATTGGTCAAATCAAGTATATTGACTCACAAAGAATTAGAGGGCAGAGATAATGGCTACAACGGCTTATATGGCTGGCAGGAAGCGATATCAGAGACCGCAGGGGATACTATGGTCAGATAACCCAGGAACTCTTATAGAGGGCTCATACGTCCCTACAGGGTATGAAATAGGCACTAACCCAGCAGGACTAGAATTAGACCAGTTAAATGAATTCTTAATATTGTCAGATCACAATAGAGGTGAAATTAATATTTCTCCTACAAGAATTGAAGAAAGAAAAAGAACGATCAATGGTCGCATGCGCTCATACCATATTGCAGACAAGTTAAGCATTTCTTGGAACTGGACCAACCTTCCATCAAGGGCACACGATGATTTTGCATATTTTGATATTAACGGAAAGCCAAGCCTTGGTGCACCAGAGTTTGATGATAGAACTAAAGTTACAGAGTATACTGCTGATGGTGGAGCAGGTGGAGTAGAAATACTTGATTGGTATGAAAAACATAAAGGATCTTTCTGGATGTTTTTATGTTATGATAAATATACAAACTTAAGAGATGACGTTTTTGATCAGTTACCTAAATATAATCAAATAGTAGAAGTTTATATAACTGACTTTCAATATTCAATCATTAAGCGTGGTGGAGGAAACCACGATCTTTGGAATATTTCAATAACAGTAGAAGAGGCTTAGTGTGTTTGTAAGCGATGAATTAAAGGCACACTTAGAGTCTTCTTCAACAGTAAGTCTAAAGTCTTTAGTTACTGCTGAGTGGAATATGAATATGCCAAACAATATTTTTAAGTTAGGCAATTATAGATATAGACCTCAAGTTGTAGATTCTAAATTTAAAACAATACCATCATCATTTGATCAACTAGATTCAGGTCAGTATTATTCTGGTGCTACAGACGCAGACATAGTTATAGACGGTGGATACACAGATAACGATGTTCCACAAACATTTAGGTCTAAAAAAGAAAAATTAAACATGATCTATTCTTTAGAAGATTGCTTAAAGCCATTTAGACCAAGATCTGGAATTAATAAACCACTTTATTTTAAAGGTAAGTTTTTGGCAAATTCGGGGGCAGAAATATCTAAAAGACCTAGATATTATATGCCATCAAGATATGATGAGTTTAAGTATTGGACATCTTATAGAACAGAAGACAATGTTGAGTATGGTGTTGCAAACATTAAAGTAGGGTCTATTAACTATATTAATGATGCTAGCCCATTTGTTGTTTATAAAGAAAAAGTTCCAGCAAATAGGCTAGTAGTTAAAATGCAAACAAATGTTGGCGATGTCAACCTTGGTCCATTTGCTACATCCTCAGCATCTATAGTTGATCCATTTTTTGGAGATGCAAACAAGACAACTCCAGTAAGATGGAAAATTCAATACCTTGATGAAAATAATTGGGTAGATGCTTATTCGTTTAACGAAAACTCTACAAGATCAGATGGCACTGCAATAGTAAAATCAGATGGATATGTTGAATTGCAGTATGGACTAATTATTCCAGATAATCATAAAGATGCTTTTATATTTGCAGAAGTTCTGTCATCTGCATTACTATTACCAGATCTAAACATAGATGGATATGCATATCTTGTTAAAGAAAACGATAGTGATCGTGGACAATTTCATGTCTGGAATCAGTCAAGGCTTTCGTATGATATATTTGTTCCACAGTACGGATGGCAAGTAGTAGATGATTTAGTTGGAAATAAAACAAACTTTATATCAAATATAACATCTCCAGATTTTTTTACTAATACTCTAGATAAGACTGTTGTATATCGTGATTTTTCTTACGTTCGTGGCATAAGAGTTGTTGTTGAAACTATGAATAAGTTTGATTCAACTTTTGATCTTATTGAAATGTCTCCTAGACTAGTTGTTGATATATCGGATAAAGTTTTAGACTATACAATCAATAAATCTCTTTCGGATATTGGAAACACCTCTTTACCTGTAGGTCAGTTACTTGCCTCTACTGGATCCCTGTCTTTGTTTGATGAGGACCAAGCCTTTAATGAAAATAACACCACTAGCATTATTTCTAAATATATTAACAAAAACATAAAATTTAGTTTTTTTGAAAAAATTATTAATGTAGATGGATATGATTATTTTGTTCCAATTAAAACATTATACTCAGAGGGGTTGCCACAATCAAATAAGATGGCAGCCACAGTAAATGTATCCTTAAGAGATTTATTTTTTCTTTTAGAATCAATGCCAGCACCAAGAATTTTGACAACTCAGACATCTCTTAGTTATGCCATAACACTTCTACTAGACTATATTGGATTTAGTAATTACACCTTTAAGCGTGTTAACGAAGAGTCAGATCCTATAATTCCATATTTTTTTATTGCGCCAGATCAAAATGTTGCAGAGGTTTTAAACCAGTTGGCAGTAGCAACTCAAAGTGCAATGTTCTTTGATGAGTATAATAACTTTGTTGTAATGAGCAAAAATTACATGATGCCAACAGACAAACAAAGAGAAACTAACTTGATATTGTCTGGAACAACTAATACACAAAACCTGGGACTTATAGAAAATAAAATAACTGATACCAAACTGCCAAACATATTGTCTATATCTTCAGAAGATAAAAAAATATTTAATGATGGAAATATTAGTTATACCAGCAGATATATCCAAAGATCCTATGGGTCTATCAGACAATCAACTATGATTGATCAAGATAAGACTTGGATCTATAAGCCATCTTTGCTGTGGGAAGTTTCGGGTACAGAAAATACAAAAACAATCAATGAGATTGCCTCTAAGCAAAGCAGTTATGTTTTAGGTGCAATGCCAATTAACTCTGATATATCAGGTTCTGCACCAACTGTAGTTAACAATGTTTTAACTAATAATATTATTGATCTTGGTGAAAATGTTTATTGGCTAACAAGATACAGTGGATACTTTTATGCTAATGCTGAAATTATTAAATATGATGCCGTACAGTTTAATGTGACTTTGCCAATTTGGTACCCAATCAAAACTGATGGATCACTTGATACATCAAAGCCCCAAGTAGTACTTCCTGGAAAACTTGCACCAATGAATATTACAAAAGAAGAAGACATAAGGTCTTGGAGAAATAGTAATAGGCAGGGTGGTAGTAATGTGTGGATATCAAGTAATGAAGAATACCAGCAATACTTTTCTTCTTTACCATTCAACGGAAAGATATACCCTACTGGACTTGTAAGAATTTTCTCTACACCATATTATGAAACAGTTTCAGGAATCACAAGGTTTAAAAATGGTGCTGTAGAATCTCACGGTAGAGGTCAATTTGGAACAGCAATAACTTCTCACTCTGCTGGTATAAACGAGTACTGGTCAAATCCAGACAATGTTCGTGGCTGTGACATGAAGGCTAAAGAATATTTATTTAGTTTGTCTTCAACAGAAAGTGTACAGGCTGAAGTTAAATCTCTAGGACTGTCTGTTGGCACTGCAGGTAAAAATGACTCGCTTGCTAAACAGACAACTAGAAATGGAGTTATTAAAAACTTCATGGCTACAAATTATTTAACAGAAACTGAAGTAAATAAATTAAAAACAACACAATCAGGAACTGTTCAATCATCTGCCTTAATATTAAATGGTCCATCATTTAAGACAACAGAAACACCAGTAAACTTTCTATCATATGTATATAAGAAGTTGGATAATGCCTACAAACATTTTGGAACAAGAATTAGGGTCGTTGGAAAAATTGAAAATAATGTTGGAAGATCTCAGACACCAATTGGAAGTACTTCGTACTACCAGGTTACTGGATCATTGTCTAATCAAAATTCAAGCATAGGTGGTGGTTCTGGTGGTCTTGCTGTTTTGATTAACCCAGAAACTAATAATGGATATTATTTTGAAATAATTGCTTTAACAGAAAATAATATTGAGTCTTACTCTAATGGAGAGTTAGTAAACAATATAGTTTTTTATAAAGTAATGCAAAAAACAGGAACTACAGAAGCAATTCCAGTAAAACTTTGGGGAGGCCTAACAAATATCTTGGTAGACGATGGTCGATTTACTGGACAATATCGTATGACGGGTGAAGAAAATCCAACGGTATATGATTTATCTGTAGAGTATCAAGATATTGGAAAAACAAGAAAGTTCTATCTATATGTAAATAATAAACTTATTCAGATAGTAGATGACGTAGATCCACTTCCAGTCTACAATAACATAGCGCTTTTTACTCGTGGCTCATCAAGATGCATGTTTGAAAATGTTTATTCTGTTGCACAAAACTATTCTCAGAATACAGTGTCCACAGTTACAGATACATTATCACAAGCATTCGGCGATGGTGGAATAAATCTAAATGACTCATTTAGAAAGTATGCTGTAAGCGGAGCAGTACAGTCAACCTACTTATCGGGAGTTAGTTCCCAGCAATCTCCAAAATACAATATGTATTTTGATGAATTTGGAACAATCATGAGAGAGTGTGCCTATTTTGATATTAGGTATGATCGTGCTTATCCAGCATTGTATGCACAACTATCTCCAACATTTAATAGAATTAAAGGATATACAACATCTGGATTTCAAGCAAACTCATACGGAGCAGAGTTTTTAATTTTTAATGCAACCGACAAAGCCTTAGCGCTTGACGAAACAACAGGAAACTTTTTAAGAATACAGGGAATCACATTTACACAAGACACAACTCAAGAACTTACCGTAGATGAATACTTTAAAAAGAGAAGCAATTTTGCAGACCCAGAACTTAAAGGCAATGAGGTTATTGTTTCTCCCGTTGTTGAACGACTTAAGTATGACCAGATCAAGCAAAGTAGAATGATTTATGGAAAAAATGAATTTTCAATTAGCAGTCCGTACATTCAAACAAGTGATTCTGCAGAGTCGTTAATGGGGTGGATGATTGATAAATTAATGAAACCTAAAAAATCTGTTGGTCTTGATATATTTGCAATACCAACGATTCAACTGGGAGACATTGTTTCTATTAACTACAAGGATGATAGTGGCTTAGACTTAGTTTCTCCCGAGTCATCTAGGTTTGTAGTATACAATATTGAATACTCTAGAAATCCTGAAGGACCTAATATGAAAGTTTATGTGAGCGAGGTATAAAATGGCAGCAGTTAGTTCAACACCAGAAACTCCGTCAAACTCAGGTTTGGCATATGTGACATCAAATGCTACAAATCAAGTCAAGACCTCTATCCCTGGAAACATTTTATTTGATGATGATCTAGTTCCCATAGAGTTAATGACTGATCTTATTTTTGAAGATATTGGTGGACAAGAATTAATAAATATTGCTAGAAATGATACAGTTAATGGTCAGTCAGTATCCTATCAGTTGATTAAAAATTTATCTGATATTGAACAACAGTATAATCCAAACAACATACTTGCTTTACAGTCTACCTCAAATAAATATTTTAATAATTTTCCTATTAAACTTGACAGAAAAGTTCCATCTTTTCCAACAGGACCAAACAATAAATATGTTTATTCAGATATTCAAACAGGAGATATTGTTGTTGAGGCTGTAAATTTAGAGGCAGATGAACAGGTAGAAATACAAATTATCATAAATGGTACAATATATGAGTCACAACTTGGAATGGAAGAATCATGATAACTAATTCGGGTAAGTCTATTATTGGCAAATACCTTTTAGGTCAGGCACCTGCGTATGCATCGTATATTGCGGTTGGGTGTGGGAAAAAGCCATTGCTGACAAGTGATGCCTTGGGAGACTACTCTGAGCAAAAAAATCTTGACTTTGAGATGTTTAGAGTTCCAATATCCTCAAGAGGCTTTATCAATGAAGACGGACTAGAGAAGATTGTTTTGACAGCAGAAATGCCCACAGAAGAAAGATACGAAATAACAGAGGTAGGAATATATTCTGCTGGAGTAAACTCATCTGCTGGAGCATATGATAGCAAAACTGTTTTTGCATTTACACAAACAGAGAACTGGCAATATCATGCCAGCGCTTCTGCAGTAGCAATTGAGTCAATAACAGAGCCTCTTGATTCTCCAAATGGTGATAACGTTATTGCAACTGATAATCCAGTATTTCAAACTAATGCTGATAATACAATTTTTTATGTACCTTCAAGACTAGAAAGATACGAAAGGCCAAGATTTTTTAATAATGTTATTGTGATGAGAGGAGATGACGCTGACTTAACAATTAGTTCTGAGAGCGGACCAGGACAGGATCATTTTATAATTGAAGACGGATCCAACCACATACACCTAACTGGACCAAGTGTTGACTTTAGTAAAAACTCTCCAACAGATCAACTTCGTTTGGCATTTTCTATTATCAACAAAGATGGAGAATCTAAGACATTGCAAAACGCATCTTCTCCAGATATTGTTAGAGTTTTAGTTGATTTTGCTTCAACAGACTCTTCCTCTCCAGATGCATTTGCTAGGTTTGAGGCAGAACTTGTAAATGGAACTGGTCCTGGAGAATATGATTTTGATTCAAATAGATATTTTGTTATTTCAAAAGAGTTGCAGAGCCTTTATGTAAGTTCAAATTTTACATGGGATGCGGTTACTGTTGCAAAAATATATGTAACAACACTGACAGGAAGCACACCATCTTCCGACTACTACGTTGCTTTAGATGCAATGAGATTAGAAAATGTTTCATCTTTAAATCCACTATACGGTTTGACTGGTTATTCTGTTATTCAAAATGAAACAGCATCTACAATAATTAAATCACCAAATACAAGTAATTACATTGAGTTTAGATTTTCGATAGGCGTTTCTTAATGACTAATGAGACAATTAAAAAAGCAAAAATACTTGAGTCCAGGCTTCCAGCAATTAATTCTATAACTCAGGGGTATGAAGTGCGCTATAGAATAGTATCTGAAGATAAGAACAGAACCTCTCATTGGTCTCCCATCTTTTTAGTTAAACCAGAATTTACATATGTGCCTGGAACAATTCATCATAGCAAGGCTGGGGATGTAAGCACAGTTGCCTGGAACTCTGTTGAAATTAAAAAGGGATCAGTTTTAATTAAAGAAGCGTTATCTTATGATGTTTGGGTAAAGTGGGATAGAGAAGATGGTGGAGACTGGAAATATCGTTCAAGAGTAGATACGTCAAACATTTCTTTGATTACTCCAACAACATATACTAAAAACAATATTGTTCAAGCCTCAGCACCAAATAGACTTTCTGTTGAAATTTATCTAAAGGGTTCTCCAATATCTAGAGACACTAATTTTTTAAGGGTTTATCAAGGTGGACCTTGGACAGTTTAATGATATACTTTAACAGGAGGAAATAATGGCAAAAGTACCACTACCAGAAAGAGGGCAACCTCTTGATGTTTCATATATTTATCAATTAGCAGATACGATTAATGATCTATCAACACAAGTATCTTCTGCTACATATAACTATACAACTATTGATTCTGGAACAGCAGGCAAGCAAAGCGTAAAGACATCAGAAACCAGATTTGTTGGTGGATATGTTAGCATTGCAAACAACAGTACCGTTTCAGCATCATCCGAAAAACCATTTTCTTACAGTTTTCCTAGTGATTATAAGTATGCTCCTATCGTTACTGCAACAGCAGTCAACGTTGGTGGAACACCTGCTGGTCAAAATGTAACAGTAATCTTGCAAAATATAACAACATCCAAGGTAGATGGAGTTGTTAGGTTTGGTGCATCAGGAGATTTGTCTTTGGCTGTTAACTTAATTATAATTGGAATACCAAACTAAATGAAAGATTTGATATGCTAGTCTGTGGTAAGTGCAAGGGCAGAGTGTTTCTTGATAGACAGTATACAAGCATAGATCATATGGAAACTTTTTGCATGATGTGCGGATTTAGAACATTTTACCACCCCCCAACACAAAGTCAGGAAGGCAAATGGCTACTACTAAAGGAAAAATCCAGAGCGAAGAATACAATAACGAGCCTGTAATAAAAGGCAAAGTTAGAGTATGGTTTCTTAATGGTGACTTAGTAAGAGTTCATCATAGATCAAGATCTACTGGCATGGTTACGTTTTACAATATTACTAAAGATAGATTAGAGACATGCCTCTTATCAGATTTTAAAAAAAGTAAAGAGCGAGCATATAGTGTAGCAGAAACTGCTGTTCTTGTCAATAGACATAGGAAGTATATTCCAACATTAATTAAACGAGGAATGATCCCAGCACCAATTGGGGCACAGTTAAATGGAGAGAGACATTGGCAAGTAAGAGCATACTATTCAGAATCACAGGTAAGAGAAATACGTGCTATACTTGCAAGTATACATATTGGACAACCAAGAAAAGACAAATTAATAACAAACAACATGACTCCTACTAGCCAAGAATTGACACGGCGAATGGGAGACGGTATACTTACATATACAAGGACCGAAGATGGAAGATATATACCAGTCTGGTCTGAAAGTATTTAAAATAGAAACGGGTGGGGAATGGAAAACGATTCAACTAAGATAAATGTAACGCTAGGCTATACACTAAATCTAGGCAACTTTCAGTCATTGAGACTTGACCTTGGTGTAGTTGACAGCAAGCGTGATGGAGAAACAACAAACGAAGCATTTGAGCGTGTATACAAGTTTGTTGAAGATAAACTTACTGACAAGATCAACGAAGCCAAAGAAGAAATTAACGAATAGTGGCTGACCGCAAAGACCGAATGGCTTTGCTCAGTAGATTTAATAAACTATATCTTCAAAGGTATGAGCAAAAGTCAAACATGAATCTTAATGTTGACCAATGGTCAGCAGATGCTCTGATAGAGTCGTACGGTATTTCTCAATGCTACGATCTTTTAGAATATTACTTTTCCATATCTCAAGAGCCAACATGGAATTATTTTGCTTATAATGCAGAAAAAATTATTAGTGGTAAACTAGAAGTAGAACAAGATTACAAAGAGCGTAAAGAGCGCAGGGCATTGGCTAAGGAGTGGTTAAGTGAATAACACAGAGGCAAAAGTAATTTCTGCTTTACTAGAAGATAAGCAGATACATGTTTTGCTACAAGCCAATGTTGAAACACTGCTAAGAACCCACAACGATATCTGGAACTTTATTCGTTTATACTCTGAAAACAATCAGTGTCTTCCCCCAGCAGATCTTGTTAGAGAAAAGTTTAGAGACTTTGAGCCCGTTCCTGGAGTAGGTTCTACAAAGCATCACCTAGAAGAACTTCAAACAGAATATTTAAATGACAGCCTAAAGGATATTCTTCGTAATGCAGCAGGAGAGGTTCAAGGCGGAAATGGTGTTGGTGCACTCGAACATCTTATTACAAAGACATCAGAACTTAAAAAAAATACCGCAGCAATTCGTGATATTGATGCAACAGATCTTGAAGATGCGGTTGCATATTTTGAAAGAGTTAAAAAGCAAAATGAATTAGGAGCCATTGGTATTAAAACTGGTCTTCCAGGTTTTGATAACTATCTTCCTGCTGGAATTATGCCAGGTCAACTTGGAGTGTTTCTTGCTTATCCAGGTATCGGTAAGTCTTGGATGGCTTTGTACTTTGCTGTACAGGCATGGAAGCAAGGAAAGTCTCCTATGATTATCTCACTTGAAATGTCTGAGACAGAAGTTCGTAATCGTGTATTTGCAATTATGGGTGAGGGACTTTGGTCTCATCGTAAATTGTCAAATGGTGAGGTTGAGATTGACATGCTTCGCAAATGGCATGCAAATAAGGTAGAGGGTCGCCCAGAGTTTCACATTATTTCAAATGATTCAGGTGGAGAGGTAACACCTTCTGTGATCCGTGGAAAAATTGACCAGTACAAGCCTGACTTTGTTGTAGTAGATTATCTTCAGTTGATGAGTCCAAACCAAAGGGCTGATAACGAAACGGTAAAGATGAAGAACCTTTCACGAGAACTTAAACTAATGTCTATTAGTGAAGAAGTGCCTATCATTGCTATCTCATCTGCCACACCTGATGATGTAAAAGACTTAAGCACTCCACCTACTCTTGGACAAACCGCATGGTCAAGACAGATTTCTTATGATGCTGACTGGCTACTTGCACTTGGCAGAGGAGCCAATAGCGATATTATTGAATGTGTCTTTAGAAAAAACCGTAATGGCTTTATGGGTGATTTTTTAGTACAGGTCGACTTTGACAAGGGCTACTATAGATACAAGGACTTTGAAGATGGCAAGTAATATTTATAGCGAAGAACAAATTCGCAGAGTGCTAAACGGTGCTGGAGTAGATATTGAGGCAGAGTTTGGAAATAACTTTATAATCTTTTGCCCATACCACAACAATAGTAGAACTCCAGCAGGAGAAGTATCTAATGAGAGTGGCTTGTTTTTTTGTTTTGGATGTCAAACAACAAAGGGTCTTGAAGAATTTATAATGCATATGACTGGCAGAACATATTTTGAAACTGTTCGCTACATTAAGAGTAAGCAAACAGAAACAGATATTGAAAAGGTTGTCAATAAGGCAATGTACGCAGCCCCAGATTTTGTTCAATACGACGAGTTACTTATTAAAAGATTAAATAATCAAGCATTAGAGTCTCCAAGAGCCATGAGATACTTTGAAGGAAGAAGGATAACTCGTGAATCTGTGGTAAAATTTAATTTAGGATTTTCTGAAAAGCAAGACTCAGTTACAATACCAATGCAGTCTCCAGATGGAATGACAATCGGTTTTGTTGCGAGAACAATTGAAGGCAAAGAATTTAAGAATACACCTGGACTTCCTAAAGGCAAGATACTATTTAACTTGCACAGAGTAAAAAGTTCAAGTACGGTATATGTTGTAGAGTCATCGTTTGATGCAATACGACTAGATCAAGTAGGTTTCCCAGCAGTTGCAACTCTGGGTGCTAATGTGTCTATCTCACAAGTTAGACTATTAGAGAAGTACTTTCCAAACATTGTACTAGTTGCAGATAATGATGAGGCTGGTGGCATTATGAAAGATAAGTTAATTGAAAAACTTGGTTCTGCTGTTAGCGTAATTCAGTTAGATAAAAAATATAAAGACATTGGGGATATGGATGATGATTCAATTAAGAGCCTTGAGTTTGATTTTGACAAATCTATATCGTCTATGCTAAACTAATATAAACAACACGAAGGAGAAAACATGAGCGTAGTAAAGGGATTAAAAGCAATCAACGCCCTGCTCGATAAGCCAAAGTATGACGAAAACTCACCAAAGGTAAAGTGGCTAAAACTTGCCGATGGTCAATCAGTAAAGATTCGCTTTATTGAAGAACTAGACGAAGACTCAGCAAACTACAACGAAGGTCGTGGACTTGCACTTGTCGTTAAGGAACACACAAACCCAAAGGACTATAAGCGCAAGGCTGTAGACACTATGGAATCAGAAGGCCGTGACTGGGCTGAAGAAATGCATCGCAAGGATCCAAAGGCTGGCTGGAGAGCCCGTCTACGATTCTACTGCAATGTACTAGTAGATGATGGCATTGAAGCGCCATATGTTGCAATCTGGTCAATGGGTATCAGCAAGCAATCATCATTCAACACTATTCGTGAGTATGCACTTGAAACAGGTAGCATCTCAAATGTTCAGTGGAAGTTGAAGCGTAATGGTCAGGGTACTGAAACCAATTACACACTTATTCCATCTGCACCAGACAAGGAACCATTTGACTGGTCTAATGTTCAACCATTCCCATTGGAACTTGCACTCAAGAAGATTCCATATGCGGAGCAAGAAGCCTTTTATCTAGGCTTTGACGGTCCTACAACAACTTCTGCTACCAACACAGATTGGTAATATGAATTACGTAGGTCTACACATCCATACACACTATTCATTATTTGATGGTGTTGCTACTCCAGAAGAATATATTGACCGAGCAGTTGAACTTGGTATGCCAGCATTGGCTATCACAGATCATGGAACTTTATCTGGGCATCGGGAACTGTACCGAATTGCAAAAGCAAAGGGTGTTAAACCTATTCTTGGCGTAGAAGGATATTTTTGTGCTGATAGATTTGATAAGAGGCCGAAGGCAGAACGCACAGAGCCAACAGATCTAATCTATAATCACATTATCCTTCTCGCTAAGAACCAACTTGGTTTAGAGAATCTAAACAAGATTAATGAAATCGCTTGGACTGAAGGATATTTCAATAAGCCACGCTTTGACTTTGAAGTTCTTGAAAAGTACTCAGAAGGTATTATTGTTTTATCTGGATGTCTAAGCGGTATCATTGCAAAGGCTCTTGAGTTTGGAGAGTATGCACAGGCAAAGAAGCACATTGAGTGGTTTAGTCGTGTATTCAAAGATGATTTCTATATGGAATTAATGCCACACAATGGGGCAGAAGTTAACAAACAATTATCAGAACTTGCAGACGAATTTAAAATACAAACAGTGGTTACCCCAGACTGTCACCATGTTGATCCATCACAAAAGGAAATTCAAGAGTTTAAACTATTGATGAACTCTCACGCTAAAGTAGAGAAAACTGCCACATACGATAAGTCAGCAAAGCATGATGACATGATGAAGCGACTTGACTATCTATACGGTGAAGATAGACAGATGTCTTTTAATAAATTCGATATCCACCTTTTGTCTTATGATGAGATGAAGGTAGCCATGGAATCCCAGGGTATAGTAAGAGAAGATATGTATGTCAACTCTATTAGTATTGCCGATAAGGTAGAAGACTACGATATTAAGGATGGTCTAAATCTTCTACCAGTACAGTATAAGAATCCAGATAAAGAACTTAGGTTGCTTGCAATTGAGGGTCTTAAGGCTCGTGGTTTAGATAAAGATGAAGCGTATCTTGCTCGTCTTGATGAAGAGTTAGAAATCATTAAGGCAAAGAGTTTTGGTCCCTACTTTCTTGTTGTTCAAAGCATGATTGCTTGGGCTAAGAAAGAAGGAATCTTAGTAGGTCCAGGCCGTGGTTCTTCTGCTGGTTCACTTCTGTGTTACTCTCTTGGTATTACTGATATTGACCCAATCAAATATGGACTACTGTTCTTTAGATTTATTAATCCAGATCGTAATGACTTTCCAGATATTGACACAGATATTCAAGATACTCGTCGTGAAGAGGTAAAGGATTATCTTGTTAGACAGTATCGACATGTTGCATCTATTGCCACATTCTTAGAGTTTACTGGCAAGGGTATTGTTAGAGATGTTTCAAGAGTGTTGAACATTCCTTTGTCAGATGTAAACAAGGTCTTAAAGACTGTAGATACGTGGGATGATTTTTGCACATCAAAATCAACAAAAGAATTTAGAGAGAAATATCCAGAGGTAGAAGTTTATGGAGAGCAATTACGTGGTCGCATTAGGGGTACTGGTATTCACGCTGCAGGAGTTGTTACTAGTAAAGATCCAATCTTTAGGTTTGCGCCGATGGAGACTCGCTCTGCTACTGGATCTGACGATAGGATTCCAGTGGTTGCAGTCGATATGGAAGAGGCTGAAAGAATTGGTTTAATTAAGATTGATGCACTTGGTCTTAAGACATTGAGCGTCATTAAAGATACACTGGAAATGGTTAAAGAAAATCATTTTAAAGATATCAACCTTTTAGAGATTGACCTTGAAGATGCAAATGTTTATGAAATGCTATCAAGTGGTTTTACAAAGGGTGTGTTTCAGTGTGAAGCAACACCATATACGAACCTTTTAGTTAAGATGGGTGTAAAAAATCTTAATGAGTTGGCTGCATCTAATGCTCTGGTTCGTCCAGGTGCTATGAATACAATTGGTAAAGACTACATTGCTCGCAAACACGGTAAGCAAAATGTATCTTATATCCATCAAATTATGAAAGAGTTTACAGGAGACACATATGGCTGCGTTCTTTACCAAGAGCAAGTTATGCAAGCATGCGTACACTTGGGCGGTATGTCCATGTCGGAAGCAGATAAAGTTAGAAAAATCATTGGTAAGAAGAAAGATGCTAAAGAGTTTGATGAGTTCAAGGATAGGTTCATTAGTGGTGCTTCTAAGTTTATTTCCCCTAATGATGCTCTTGATCTTTGGCAGGATTTTGAAGCGCATGCTGGGTATTCCTTCAACAAGTCGCATGCCGTTGCTTACTCTACTGTCTCGTACTGGACAGCGTGGCTCAAATACTACTACCCACTAGAATTTATGTATTCACTATTAAAGAATGAGAAGGATAAAGATGGGCGAACTGATTATCTTATTGAGGCGAAAAGAATGGGCATTCCTGTTAAGTTACCTCACATTAACGATTCGGATAAAGATTTTAAAATTGAGGGTAAAGGTATTCGGTTTGGACTCACCGCTATCAAGTACATATCTGACACGATTGCAGAAAGATATATTACAGCAAGGCCTTTTAGGTCCTACAAAGAACTTGAAGAGTTCACCTTCACAAAAGGTAACGGAGTAAACTCTCGTGCACTTCAGGCTCTAAGATCTATTGGTGCTGCAACATTTGTAGATAACCCTAGAAATGATAATGATATTAAAGAAAATCTATACGAGTATTTAAATCTTCCAGAGTTCAACATTACAATACCTTCGCATTATTATGCATTTATTAATGATGTTGAAGACTTTGAGGAGAAAGGCTCATTTATATTAATGGGTATGGTAAAATCTATTAAACGAGGAACTGGATGGTCAAGAATTGAAATTTTGGACAAAACTGGGAGCATCGGCATATTTGATGATGAAGGTACGACCATTGAGACTGGTCGCAGTTATCTTATTCTTGCAAGTGACAATAGGATTGTATCTGCAATACCTGCTGATGAAATAAAAAATTCTAGCAATGCATTGGTTAAATTCTTAAGTTACAAGCAATTACCCTTTAAGGATGAGGAAATGTTTGTAGTATCATTTAAACCAAGAATGACAAAGGCAGGTAAGAAGATGGCAACCCTCACCCTTGCAGATACTACAAGAGACTTGCATTCAATCACTGTATTTCCTACAGCATTTTCTAAAGCATACATGCATCTAGAAGAAGGCAAGGCATATAAATTTAGTTTTGGTAAAACAAAAGATGGAACAGTTACATTGGAGGATGTTCATGTCAGTTAGTATGGAAGAAGTATTGGCACAACTTAACCCTAAGTTGCGTAAGACTATTATGGTTGGGGACTCAGTGCCACCAATAGAATATGCAGAGACACCTAGTTTTGGTTTAAACCGTGCTCTGGCAGGTGGACTTCCTTATGGCAGGCAAGTATTGGTATGGGGCTCAAAGTCCTCTGCAAAGTCCTCTCTATGCCTTCAGATGATAGGTCTAGCGCAGAAGCAAGGCAAGGTGTGTGCGTGGATAGATGCAGAAATGTCATACGATCCAAAGTGGGCAGAAAGACTTGGAGTTGATTCATCTCAACTCATTTATTCACAAGCAAGAACCATTAATGAAATGGTTGATGTAGGAACTAATCTTATTAATGCTGGAGTAGATATTGTTGTTGTTGACTCAATTACATCTTTGCTTCCTGCAATTTATTTTGAAAAGGATTCAGATGAACTTAAGCAACTTGAAAATACAAAACAAATTGGTGCAGAGTCTCGTGACTTTTCCAATGCATGGAAGATGATTAATTATGCAAATAATAAAGTTAAGCCGACTCTTTTTGTCCTTATTAGTCAAAGCCGTAATAATATTAATGCTATGTATACTAGCCAGCAGCCTACTGGTGGTCAGGCTACTAAGTTCTATTCCTCTACTGTTATTAAATTATTTTCTTCTGAATCGGACAATCAAGCAATCAAAGGAAAGATAAAGATTGGTGATAAGTTGATTGAAGAAAAGGTTGGTAGAAAGATTCGATGGGAATTGCAGTTCTCTAAAACTTCTCCAGGGTTTCAATCAGGAGAATATGATTTTTATTTTAGAGGTGATGACATTGGTATTGACTCTATTGGTGATCTTGTAGATACAGCAGAAGCAGCAGGGCTAGTTAATCGTACAGGTGCTTGGTATCAACTTGATGATGGTACAAAGGTTCAAGGTAGAGATGGATTTATTAATCGTGTTAAAGAAGATCTTGACCTTCAAGAAAGTTTAAAGAGTAAACTTATTAATGGCTGAAAAAGATTTCATAGTTTTTAACGGAAAGTTTACATGTAAGAAATGCAGTGAGCCAGTGCAGTCTATGAGGTTCTGGCTTGACTCTGGAGATACAACCTGGATGTGCACTAAAAAACATATAAGCAAGGTTGAACTTATGGCAAAGAAAAAAACCAAGAAAGATTTTGCCGATGAGTGAGCGCTCTGAATCTAAAAGAATAGGTGCAAAACAGCACAAGAACTCTGGAAGAAATAACACTAAAGGTGACGCTTCTTGGCATAACTTTGTTATTGACTTTAAAGAGTGTTCAAAGTCTTTTACTCTAAATCAAGATGTGTGGGCTAAGGCTGTTACAGATGCACTTAAAAAGAGTATGGATCCAGCCTTGATCATTGTTCTTGGCGAGGGTACACAAAAGGTAAGACTTGCTATAATTGAATTAGATATGTTAGAACAGTTAGTAGAAGGAGAATAAGATGACAGAAAATACAACATTAGATATGGTTAATGGCTTGGCAGAGATTGCTGACTTTATGGAAGATGAAGAGTTGACGATAGCACTCACAATGATTGCTAAGTTAATTATTAAGCCAGACATCCCCATGCCAGTTGCAGCAATTGAGATTGTTAGACTTCAGGCAATTGCAGGAAAGTTAGCACTAAAGGCTACCTGGATGGCCAATGTAGACAAAAACAATCGTGCAAAGAAAAACATCTATTACACAGCAGCAGAAGCAGTCAATAATTTAGTATCAGCATTAAAATACATTATGCGATAACCTGCTATACTTATATAAAACAAGGGGATAACAATGACAAAGAGTTTATTAAAGCAGGTAATGCTAAAGGAGTCAGAGCACAGAGATGCCATGGCTAAACAGAATGAAATATTTAATGCAGAAGAAATGGTTAAGAAGATCCAGACTGGATACATTTCCGACAGAGGACCAAAGCATACAGTCAAGAAGTCCTTTGCTCCATCTACAATTGCATACCAACATGGACAGTGCCCTAGATACTGGTTCTTAGCATTTAATGGTGTTATTTTTGATGACTATACAGATGCATACGGTGCTGCCAACATGAGTTCTGGAACCATGGGACACGATAGAATTCAGAAGGCTATGTTAAATTCTGGAGTTGGTATTCCATATGTTAACGATAAGGGCGAAGTAACTACAGAGTTTAAGGTAATTTATAATGATCCACCAATTTTTGGTTACGGAGACGTAATGCTTAATTGGGAAGGAGAAGAAATCCTTGGTGAAATCAAGACAATGATGAACGAGGGTTTTGAGTACCGCAAGAAAACAAATAAGCCTAAGACTGGTCACTTAGTTCAGTTGCTTATTTACATGAAGATATTTGGTAAATCTAAGGGTGCTCTAATTTATGAGAACAAGAATACTCACGACCTTATGATCATTCCTGTTCAGGTTAATGATAACTATCGTCAATGGGTTGAGGGTGCATTTAGTTGGATGCGTGAAGTTCGTCAGGCTTGGGTAGATAAGACACTACCAACTAAGAACTATCGTGGTAACTCAAAGATCTGTAAGACATGCCCAGTAAAGGCAGCGTGTGAAGAGGCTGGCACGGGAACTATAAAGATCGCTTCTCTGGAGGAATTGAGTGAAACTATGTAGTAGATGTGAAGCCTACTTTCATCCGAAAGTAACTTATCAGATATACTGCAGCGAAACTTGTAGAGAAGAATCTACAAGAGAAAAAATTGCTGAAAGATATCAAGCAACAAAAAGACAAAAAAGAATCGGAAAGGTTCGTAAATGTCTTGGCGGTTGTGATACATCTCTATCTATTTATAATGATTCAGGGTTTTGTGCAAATTGTAATGTTAGTGCAAAGCAAGTGGCAAAAATGCTAAAAGAGTTAAAGGGGTTCATAGAATATGAACAAGAGTAAGTGGGGAGTTCCCATGATGCCAGAGACCATTTGTGCTATAGATGCTAGCACAAACAATCTTGCTTTTGCTTTATTTAATACCAAATCTAAAGAACTAGGCTTTATAGGAAAAATACAGTTTGAAGGCAATGATATATATGAAAAGGTTTTAAATGCTGGCGAAAGAGTTAAGGCTGTGTTTGATCACTATGGTGGTTTTGAAGCAATTATAATTGAGCATACGGTATTTATGAATAGCCCTAAAACTGCTGCAGACTTAGCATTAGTTCAAGGTGCTATCTTGGGTGCAGCAGGTCAGACTGGAACACAGATTGTTGGAAAGGTTTCTCCCATTACATGGCAAAACTTTATTGGTAATAAAAAAATATCTAAGGAAGAGCAGTTGGTTATTCGTTCCGCTAACCCTGCCAAATCTGTATCATGGTATAAGTCGTATGAAAGAAACCTTAGAAAAGAAAGAACCATTAAGTTTATTAATACTATTTATGATAGGCAGATTGAAGATAATGATGTAGCCGATGCTTGCGGTATTGGTCATTGGGCTCTAAGCAACTGGACAAAGGCAATAGGGGTTGACAAATAGTACTATGACTGGTAAACTATATACAAGCGAAGTTTGGCTACGCAAGCGGTATTTAATGGACAAGAGGAGTCCAGAAGATATTGCTAAAGAGTGTGGGGCAAGCGTAGAGACTATCTATGTTTACCTTGCTAAATTTGGATTAAGGAAGTCAAGACGATGAACAAATTGCAAAAGGTAGTTATTGGTTTAGGACTTGCTGGTGCAGTAGGGTTAACCTATGTTGTTACAGCACTAAGAGGTTTGCCAGAAGTATTTGATTGGGAAGACGATGAGTGAAAATCTTAACATAACAGTAGATCAAGTCAATCACCCAATACACTACACAACAGATCCTTCTGGCGTAGAGTGCATTCAGATTACACGCCATAGAAATTTTAATATTGGAAACGCATTTAAATATCTTTGGAGAGCAGGAATTAAAGACGAGGAAAAAACCATTCAAGATTTAGAGAAAGCAATCTTCTACATTAAAGATGAAATCAATAGGCTAGAAGGCAAGTATGTCAACTGAAGAAGACATAGTTAAACACCTTGATCAGGTAAATACTGTTGTAAGCGAGTACTTAAAGGGAAATGATCCAACCGTAATTTCAAAAGAATTAGACATTCCACGCACTCGTGTTGTTACACTTATTAATGAGTGGAAAGCCATGGCTTCTGACAATGCTGCAATTCGTGCTAGAGCAAAAGAAGCGTTGGTTGGAGCAGACACACACTACACAAAACTTATTTCAAAATCTTATGAAGTTATTGATGAAGCGACTATGACTAATAATCTTAGCGCAAAGACTGCTGCAATTAAACTTGTTATGGATATTGAGTCTAAAAGAATTGACATGCTTCAAAAGGCTGGACTTTTAGAGAACAAAGAACTTGCAGAAGAAGTAGTTGAGATTGAGCGCCGTCAAGAAGTTCTTGTTGGCATATTAAGAGATATTGCTTCGGAGCATCCAGAAGTTCGTGACATAATTATGCAACGCTTGTCTGCAATTGCACGAGAAGGAGAAGTGATTACAGTTGTCCACGATGTTCAATGAGTTCCTTGAAGTACTTAAGGAAAATCATTTTGTAGAAACTCCTGTAGATGCAAAGACATTTGTAGAGTCTCCAGACTATCTTGGACAGCCACCACTATCCGATATTCAATATCAAATTGTAGAAGCAATGAGTCAGATATACAAGAAAGAAGATCTTCAGACTTTGCTGGGGGATGTTGCTGGAGAAGCATACTATAGAAAATTTACAAAGAATGAAATTATTTTGCAACTTGGCAAAGGTAGCGGTAAGGACTTTGTATCTACCGTAGCATGTGCATATGTAGTATATAAGTTGCTATGCCTAAAGGATCCCGCTGTTTATTATGGTAAGCCAGCAGGAGATGCTATTGACATTATTAACGTTGCTATTAATGCTCAGCAGGCTAAGAATGTTTTCTTTAAAGGTTTTAAGTCTAAGATTGAAAGATCACCATGGTTTGCAGGAAAGTACAACCCAAAGGCAGATTCAATTGATTTTGATAAGTCTGTAACAGTTTACTCTGGTCACTCAGAGCGTGAATCACATGAGGGTTTGAACCTATTCATGGCGGTACTTGATGAAATCTCTGGTTTTGCTTCAGAAGTTGGTACTGGTAATGAACAAGGAAAGACTGCAGAAAACATTTACAAAGCATTCCGTGGTACTGTAGATTCTCGTTTCCCTGATCTTGGTAAGGTGGCATTGCTATCATTCCCAAGATATCAAGGCGACTTTATATCTCAAAAATATGAGTCTGTAATTGCAGAAAAAGAAACTATAGAGCGCAAGCATACATTCATTATCAATGAAGACTTGCCACATGAAGATCCAGGCAATAGGTTTGAAATTTCGTGGGATGAAGACACAATCATCTCATACAAGATACCAAGAGTCCTAGCATTTAAAAGACCTACATGGGAAGTAAACCCAACCCGCCATATTGATGATTTTAAGATAGCATTTTATACAGACCTTGGTGATGCAATGATGCGTTTTGCATGCATGCCAACCTATGCATCAGATGCTTTCTTTAAAGATAAAACAAAACTAGAAAAGGTAATGACAATTAGAAACCCTCTAGATCAATTTAGAAGGTTTGATGAGTCATTTAAACCAGACCCAGACAAGACATACTATATCCATGCAGACCTT